AACCTAATTGATTTGTCAAACCTTTTACGACAAGAGTACCTCCGACATATTGTTCATCGAAACTACCACCTGCATCATAGATAACACTAATGTCTTTAAACGGTGAAATTAGATCCTGACTCGATTCGAAATAGTTCGGACCAACTTTCGGATCGTAAATTATATTTTCATCGATCTCACTTACTCGAACTGCACCTTTTAGTGTATCACTATATTTGTATTCAACACCGGGTGAGGTTGTAGAAAGTTTAAATGAACCAGTGACTACCTTTCTACGGTCACGAGGATCGGTGTCGAAGGCGTAATATCTCTCACGTCTCTCAGTCGCTCTAACTATGGGCGGCGAAGCGAAAATTAATTCGGTACTATTTTGTATATTCGGAATTATGATTATACGTTTTGACCATATAAGATTCGGATTATCGATAAAATCTGAACTACTGGCATCTCTACTATATGCGAGTTCATTTCCATTTCTAACATCGACCGATGCCCTACCAGCGATGTATATTGTCGCTTCACCAGGTGTAGTTGTTTCGTATATATGTGCAACGATCAATCGTGCGTCGTCTTCTCCAATAAAATTGACAACTTCATGGAATACTGTTTTACCTGCAGCATCTATTATATCGATATAGATAAGTGATGACTTAACAAGTGTATTCGAATTTGCACGTATACGGAATGCGTTTTTTCCTAAATACAGACGTTCTGGTATATCGAATAATCGGAAATAATCAGTCGATAATAAAGATGTGTCCTGTATAGGGATTTGATTATAAACTTTGTCTAAACCGGTAGCAAATCTTTTACTCTTGAGCATTAATAACAGACCTTTATCATAATTATCAAGCAGCCTTTATTTCGGAAAAACCTTTTGTGTTTTTATTTATATGAATTAGACTATCTGCAAGATCTTTCATAGCATCTAAGTGACTAATACATAAAATAAAATCGAATTGCGTTTTCAGAAAATCGAAAAGTAAACCGACTGAAGATATCTTATCGGAATCTAATACGCCGAAACCTTCATCGATTGCGATAAAATTTGGCCTTGGTAAACTCGATACATTTATAAGTGCAGCACGCATTGCTACAGAAATCATAAAACGTTCCATACCCGATGCGAGTTCAACAGGCCAATTCATTTCATCATTATAGTGTATATAGCAATTTATATTTTTATCATCGGCCTCAAGTGTAACGTAAAACTCGACTATTTGATTCAGTATTGAATTCACCTCGTCTTCGATCACTGGCAGTATCTTTTTTAGAAGCATGTACGGTACACCATTTTTTGCGATCGATTCTAAATACGATTCGTATACGGAAATCTCATCGTATAGATCGTTTAACTGCATCTGTTTAGTTTTCCAAATATCGAATGTAGTTTGTAGTGACGACAGTTTATTACTATATGTCATCATATCATTGTGGTATTTTTTCTGTATAGTTTTGTTCGAGTTATATTCGATTTCTAATTCAGCAATTTTTTCCAATAACAGTTTATTGTTCAATTGAATCGATTCTTGTTTATGGTATTTTTTCTCTTGTTGTTTTAGATGCTTTATTTTATCATCGATAGTTTTCGATAGTTCACGATTGTTCGAATTCAAATTTTCGTAATTTACAATTTTAGATTCAAGTGAACCGATATCGTTTCGCAATTGGTTATATGAAGATTCCGATTGTTGAACCAACGGCTTCAGTTCATCATGTTCCCGTGTCAGACTTTGTATTTCCGATTTAAGTGATTCGTGTTTTTCTATAGTTTCTGGTAGTTTATCTTTCGCTTCACTTGCTTTTTGTACAAATGGATTATTGACGCAATATTTACAATTCGGATCGTATTCATGCGAGTCTAAATGTGAAATTTGTTCTTGATAGTGTTTCAAATTAGCAGATACTCTTGCATACTGTTCTTTACGTTTCTGTAAAGAATTTGCGATTTCTTGCAAACGAGTTTTGTCGGATTCAATTTTTTCTAAATCCAATTTCGAAAATGAATCTTGTAGTTTTACGAGATCTGATTTACATGTTTTTATTTCGTCAGTGTATTCGGATATCGTTTGTTTCAGCCGTTCACGAGTCGTAATGTTTTCATCTATCGATTTTGTAACTGCATCAATATCGATAATTTCATCGACATTTTGTATCTGTATTCTCAGTGAATTAAGTTCACTTTCTTTAGTTTTTAGTACAGTTTCTTCATGTGTATAGGAACCCGATGTCTCTATAAATTTCTCATGTATTTCATTTATCTGAGATGGTAGAGTTGTATAATGGTCTTGCAGTACATCCGATTCCAAATTTTTAATTAGTACTTGTTTACCCTTAATTTCATTTCGAGTTACCAAATACAATTCGTCGAATATCGATATATCCAAAAACGAATTCAATAAATCTTTACGTTCTCTTTGTGTTTTGAATATGAAATTTTTATTGTCGTTTTGTGTCGATAGTGCAGTCAAAAGAAAATCGTCATATGAACCGATGTATCCTCTTATTATTTTATTAGTCGAATCTCTATCAATATCGTTCAAACTTTGATATTCGCCATTTACCATTTTACCGAAATTGACATCGACACGTACATTTCCAGTTCGCTTATGACGTTCGCCGAAACGTTCAATTACAAAAATTTCATTATTCAACTCGAATGTTAATTTGCATTGAAATTTGTTTCGATTGTTATTCATCACATCTTTTGCACGGTATGTACGCGAACATTTATCGAATAGGCAAAAAGTTACCGCATCTAATAATGTAGATTTACCGGAAGCATTTGGAGCAAACAAACCTTGTACACCGGTATAGTTTGAAAAATCTATCGAGTTATTTTCACCATATGAAAACATATTTGAGAATTCGAACACTAAAGGTTTCCAAACAACATTACGCACAATAACTGCGGTCTTATCGAGTTTCGAATTCATTACACGATTGACATGTCGTACCAAATCGATATTGACTGTCTTCTTAGAATCTAATGCCTCTAAATACTGAGTTATGAGTGTATTCTGATATTCCACATCACGTACATCGCCTAATACTGTATGGTGATCTTGTAAGTTCGACTCGGTATCGTTAACTCGTATTACAGTCGTTTCTAATAAAGTGTGACGTGTCTTTAGTAATTGAATAATTTTCTGTATATCCTTATACTCGGTATTTTTATAACGCACACGTAGTCTTAAATTTTTAGGCAGTGCATCGATATACTCTCTTGATGATGTGACTTTCCCATCTAAAATTTCAATGGTTGCGTATGCAATTGTATTTTCAATTCTTACATATTCAGACTTTTTAGTCGCCACATCCCAAACTAATATTCCATGATCGACATCCTCACCATGATTTTGTTGAATAAGTGAACCAGGATATGCTATTGTTTTTTTCGGATCTAAATATTGACGTTTGTGAATATCGCCTAATAGAACTAAATCGAATCCGTCAAACAATTTAGGTGTAACAAATTCGTTTTCGATATTATAGTTCAAATCGGTTACTGCGCTTGATACAGCACCATGATGTAATGCTATTTTATAATCAGATTCGATATCTTTTGCAGTTATCCAATTTTCAGGATTTCCGAATACTGAAAATACAGAAAATGCAACTCCACGGAAATTGTAAACTCCAGTGTCTTTCCAATAATATATGTTATCGTTATTCAAAGCACTGATAATCGGTGTGAGTGTATCGAGTCGTGAATCGTTATTCAAGTTCGCATCGTGATTTCCGGTAATTACGATTGTAGGTGCGATATCGGCACAACCAGTTAAGAACGATGACACCATGTCAACAAGTTCAGGTGACATATCGTTTTTCGAATGGACAATATCTCCACCTAAAAAAATAACAGATTTCGAATCCGCATTCTGTTTCAAGTATTTAAAAAGACGTTTGAAAACGGATCGATATTCATCATGACGTTTCAAATTTCGTATATGAATGTCTGCAACGTGAAATATCTTTGATATATCAATCATAATAACTCTTGTATTTTATATTCGAATAATACCTGTTCGGATAGAGGTGATGTAGACTCTATCAAGTTCCACATATTTTCATGTCCCAAACTATTTGGATCTGAATTTTTTGGTAGATTCACAAAATATACATTTACACCGAATCCCATAAAATACTCGGCTATTTTTATCGACTTCATTAATGCATCGTCATCTAATGCAATATACAGATCGGTAACTCCATTTTCCAATATTTGCAAACGAAGTGACTTCGACAGTGTTGTACCGTATAGTGGACTCGCATTACGCTTAACCGTTATCGCATCTAATGCAGATTCGACAAGTACTAAAGGCAGTGACCAGTTCAATTGCATTTCGAAACCTACAACATTTCTTGAAAACGGCGGGTTTACAAATTTTGTCTTATTTGTGTTAAGAAACGACCTTGTAGTAAAATATGTAAGTTGACCACTTTTATCGTAGTTAGGAAATACTATCATATTTTCATACTTACCTTGTGTACAATACCCTATACGATATTTTAGAATATCATAGAGCGTTATACCACGTCGTGAAAGATATTCGACACATGTATTCCATAAAAAATTTTTGCGGTTCGGTATCCATAAAGGCGTGTACTCTTTCGGTAAATTGCAGATTTGTCGTATCTGTTCTTTATCTTCCGTAATTACACGTTTGATTTTAGGTAACAGTTCACCTAAACGTATAAAGTGATGCTCCTTTGCATTTGCACGCTTAAACAAAGTATACATCGATTTACCTTTTGTACCACAAACCCAACAATTCCAGTATTGTGTTTCAGGATGTATTTCGAGTTTTCTTTTTGCATGGTTACAAAAAGGACAATGGAATGCGTAATTGCCTTTGCTTTTTTGCGAAGACGCACCTAAAACCGATTCTAATAGTTTCACTAAATCTACAACCATACTTTGTAAAAATACGTAAAATATTTCGAATTTCCAAATTATAGAAGAAGTTTTTTTAAACTTTCGTTGCCACGAAGCGCTACAAAATCCTTTGAACCGATTGCATCATTATAGTAATCTTCTCGTAAAATAACATCTTTTTTATGTTGAAGATTCACTTCGATATAATTTATCTGACCTTTTGTTTCTGCAAAATAAAGTATTTCAAAATAGAAATTCTCTTTGCCCAAAAGTTTTATATCTTCATTCAATTGTTTGTTTGAACCAGTGTAGGTTTTCCAATTCGATTCTTTTTTAACAACATCACGCCTCACACGGCCTGATTCTTTTTGTTTTTTAGTCAAGGGTTTCCGTGTAGTAGATTGTGTGTATTTTCTACCGATATACTTTTTATTATTTGTCAGGTTTTTAATTTCATAAACAAACCCGCAAACATTTTCAGGTAATTCTGTTACCGGTTGCCCTTCATATATCCAATGTGCCATTTAAGAGAAAAGTTCTTTCATACCTTTATAAAAAACAGGAAAATATTTTTGATAATATTTATGTGCAGATGCTTTAATATGACTATCTCTATATCTGTCATAATCTGATTCTTCTTCTCTATAAAAATCGTTTGCAGTTTCAGAAGCATCAAAAACAGCAATTATAGAGGGCGGATCTTTAGGGTTACGTAAATCTTTATGCATTGAATTTAATAATACACCTTCATCAGATCCTCCCCAATCTTCCGTTAACATTTTTTTTGTATCTGCTTTAATAAGTGTTTTTAATGATGTTAATCTCATTGTTATCCTTTATTTATATATAAATATCAGTGGACATGATTTCTTATTTGAATTTTGCAAAAGTATACCGTACGCCGGCAAGTTGCCGTTTATAGATTTCAATGTTCGGAATAGCCTTTTTTATGTACGCTATATATAAATTGTTTCGTTTTTCGCCCATGTCACCACCTTTTTGATAAGGTGAGTATTTTATACCTAAGACATCGGAATCATCTGAATCTGAACCTGTGTTTAAACCTTCGAGTGCTGATTTTATAATATCCACAATTGTTGCCATTACTGAAAACATTTCTCCCCGATTTGTAACATTATATGATTCATCTGCTTCAAAATCAACTTTTATGAATTTCAAATCATTTTTCAAGGTAACCCGATAATTCAAACCGCTATCTGTCACAAAACTATAACCTTGTTTTGCTCCTATTTTATTCAAATCACCGGAAATTTCTTGTTTCCATTTGTATTTAGCGCCGGAGGCTTCACCTATTTCTTTCAGTAGTTTTTTAAGTCGTATCATATCAATATATATCAATGAATGTGCTGAGGTATAAATATATTTGAATTTTTATCGATCGGTTCAATAGATTTTGTTGCTATCAATGTCACGCCGTCCTTTTTTATATCCCACGATTTAGGTGCAATTTGCACATCTCTCCATAAATGATATGTGTACCCATTATTTATATTTGTCTGTGACAATTCTAAAAATTTAGCGGTGTGTGTATCAGTCAATAAATTTGAACCCGTTGGTGTATATGTAAACGATGTAGATGTAGATTTTGAAAATGCTGTAAATTGTCGCGTTGTTAAATCCTTATAAACTATTTGTACATTGTAATGACGTAATACAACACCGGCAACATTTATTGATAGTTGACCTGTTGCATTGAATCTAACCTCTTTTACTTTCGATTTATTATAGATTTCGTAGACTCGGTTTGAACTGACTAAATAATTGTCCGTTGTTAACGACCCTCTATAGAAAATTTTATCTAAGGTTTGAGTTCTTGATACTAAATGTGGCAATGTATCTGCGGTACTTATATCAGTTTGTGGTATCGATGCTGCGGATTCTGATTCCATTTCATCTTTCTGACAACCTAAAAATATAACCGATGCTGCTACCCATAACGTAATAATAAAATAGATAAATTTTTTCATAGAAACTCCTTTTTAAATTTTAACCGTCCCATCTTACTAATATATTAAGATCGACATCGTCACGCATTTGTATAGGTTGCCCTAATTTACCGATAGCGACTAAATCTCCCTTATCGTTGTACATTCCAATAGATGTTGCATACGGTTTCAGTAATGAACCTGTAATATCGTTTATAAATAAATCCGATTTAGCCGATCTTAAAGCAGTCGGATTCAGTGTTGTATTAAAATCACCTTTACGTATTCTACATAAAACTTCATATTGGTAGACTGTATGTGTACCTTTATACGATATCGTATACGAACCACTGAGTATGTTTTTGTATTTAGGGTGTAAAGGTGATACTACAATATTTCCTGATCGATAAAACGCATTGCCGATTACCGATGTATTGTACATAAAATCAGGATTCGCCAGTTTATTATAGAAACCGTTATCGATCACAGAACTTGAATAGAATGCTTTATTTACAAAACGTACTTCGTCTAATGAACCACTGAAACTATTTGCACCTAAACGGTTTCGACTACCAAACAATAATGCGAAATCGTTCATCGGATTTACAGTCGAATCGGTGACAGATCCAGTGACACGATTTCCATTCACAAACATTTTAAGTTTTGCCGAAGAGTTTGTATCGTAGCGTACAATACTAACATGTGACCACTGACTTGCGGATACCGGCAATTGTATCTTACTCACACGTGAACCATCTGTACGTGTAAATGTTAATTTTCCTGTCGGACCAGTTTTATATGTCCATGATAGATCGAATGGATACACATCGGTATTTTGTTCGACATACGAACTCGATGTATGATACTTAGGCCAAACTGTACCTTCTGAATTTACTTTCGGTAATTTACCGTATTGATTTTTAAATAGTACACCGTTTTTCGAAATTACCGAACCGGTGGTGTTTTGTTTTTCAGGACGGATCCAAAAAGATAGTGTAAACTCGTCGTCGCTATCAAAATTGAATTCGTTCTTATTTGGAGTTAACACATAACCGTAACTTGCCGCATTCTTTTTAAATGTTGCAGTCATACCAGATTTCGATCCGCTTATCGATAAACCTTGTTCGAAATATGTATTGAAAATATCACTCTTGTATGTATACGGTGAAAACGTGAATGAATCGTATTGATATTTGACGCCTGAAACTGTTCCTTTATCAGTTTTAAGTTGACGAAAAATATCGTTCCACCCCCAATATGCTATAGTATTATTATTTGGTATATTCGGCAGTTTCGATTCTAAAGTCGCATCGTAAATATTACCTTCTCCGTCATCAATAACAGTCAAGTTCTGTGCGGTATTACGTATTGTTATCGAATTCGGTTTTATCTTTTCACCATAGTCTAAATACGGCATCGATAAATATGATGCGGTAAGATTCAGAAATTTGTCGGCGTATCTTCGATTTGAATGTTCTAATGTGTAACCAGGAGTGTACGCATCTCTATAGTATAAATGATCGATGTGTCTCCAAATAACATGTTTGTAACTTCCGTCGATCGAATTTTTAGGATCGTTCGCCGCTTGAGGGGCGCCAATTGGAGTTATACGTTTTGTATAATAACCTTCAACTAAATTATAACCGGAACCAGTGTCTGCTAATACCAAATTATTTATAGAAAACTGCTTGTTTACCTTTAAGGGACTTAAAGTAAAATCTTGAGGTTTAACAGGTGCAGTTGTAGATGGTATCGCCATTCATTTTTATCGTTTACTGTCCAATTTTAACAGTGAATAAAGATTCGTGCGTCATTGAACTAACAAGTGCCTTTGAAATCTTACCGACTGCTAACAATTCTTTATTCTCGTTATAAATACCTATTGATGTGAAATACGCTTGATTCTTTCTTTGGAAATCGGTAACAATATCACCTAAACTTCCACTTTGGTATGTTGGATTATTCGAGTGATTAAACTTCCTGTTATTTACTCGAATAAAACAGTATTTGTTATATTTTATGTCGACCGACCTACCCATAAACCCTAAAGCATCACCTGACAGATCTGTCAAGTTACGATCTAACACGAGTTTCATAGAGTGAAATAATCGATACGTATTATACCCATTTTTTTCTACTGAGCGATTTGTATTAAATCCGAGTTCGTCCATTTTACGACCAGATAAAACAAGTATACCATGATTCGGATAAAATTTTCCATAAGCATCAGATGTTACCGGTATCAATACAAAACCGTTACTATTCGGTAATGTTTCGTAACTTCCAGTTGCAATATATGTTTTCAGTCCCCAACCATCTGTATAGTAGTTCGCTTCAGCAGATCCTGTAAACGATCCTGTAACGACTGTTTGTCCATAATCAACATCGGTTAGATTATATGTTGTACCAAATGTCGATTCAACACCTGAAACGTAATTCGGCATTGCACCCCATTTCAGTGCGCCTTTATATTGTATAAAGTTTTTTGTGAGACGGATTTTTCGATTATTAAAATCCGTTGTAGATGCTAACCAATGAAATTTACCGTCATTGTCTCTATTCCATATGCCTCTTGTAGAACCAGACATTATTGTCGGTGCTATTGTGGCACCTGCTGGTATTTTTATACTACCAGTCCAAGATCCTTGATATAGTCCGACCTGATATTCGACAGGTGGTACAGTTGTTGTTGCACCGGTTGTGAACCCTGCGAAATTCATTCTGAAAGAACCGGTCACGGTTATCGGAGCATTAAAATTATCGTTTCCAGTACCAGGCATATTGTAATAAGGACTCCAAACAAACACGCGGGCGCCTTGTACAATTACAGTAGTATTAGATGGATTATTACTCGTACTTATATACGAACTACCACCACTCGCAAGACTTGAAGATGCTATACTTGCAGAAACATAGTTTGTGCCGACGCCGTCTTCTAATGTGCCAACAACAATATCGTAACCTTTACTCGAATAGTATATCGATTTGCCGGTCTTACTCTGACCAGTGAGTGTATCAACAAGTGTTACCGAATCGTTTTTGAATGACGCAGTTTGCATATTTTCTAATACGCTATCAATGTCGACATCATTTGAGAAACTGCAAGATGCTAAAGAGACTTGCCAGTTACCAGGATCCATTGCATATTTGTATCGGCTACGGCTGACATCAATTATATACACATAGTCTTCGTCGGTGCCGTTGAAATTAAATTTCTTTTGGCCCGGTGGCAAAAGTATATTTGCATATTGTGTATACATTGCCTTTGTCAAAGTCTCGTTGTCTTTACCACCTAAGTCTCTTGCACCTTTACCATCGTAGTCGGCGTATACAATTTTATATTGCAGCTCCAAACATTCATTACTGTTTGGTGGATTATTATAAACTTCCAATATGTAATTTGCAGAACTCGAAGTCTGTAAACTTGCAGTATTTGGTGTTTCTAAAATCGACGCATTATTTGTCCATAACCCTGCAGATGTTGTATCGACTTCTGTTAAAATGTCATTCTGATCGATTTTTGCATAAATTTGACCTGAACCTAATGGTATTTCTTGGTCTTGAAAAGTAAACGGGCCATTTGAACGAATTGTTGACGCACAGATTTTATAGATTACGAGTTTACGATATTGTCCATCTTGAGAAGCTAGGCGCGTGCTGTTATCGGGTATTAAACCAGATTGTACAGCAATACCGGACGAATTCATTTCGAAATATGACCAGTCTGAACTATTTCGCACACTTAAAATATATACACAATTCGAATTTGAAATTCCTGTTAGATCTACTGGAAGACGATCATTATTATTTGTACCAAATGGTTCGTATCCAATTGCACCGTATCTTCTATTCGGTCTATTAAAATCAACCGAGTTCATTACGCAATTATATTTATCAGGACATTCCTCAAACATATCGACACCGACAGTAAACTGATTCGGATTCAATGATGCGATAAATGAGTTTATTTCATCCGCAGTATGTATTGTAATATCACGGATTTCTTGCCCTGAAGGAAGAACTATAATTTGTCGTAACGCCATTTATTAGAAATCCAACTTTATTTTAATTAATGCTTCTTCTTTGTACGATTTACGAACCGCCTGTGATAACTTCGCAACTGCAACTAAATCTTTATTCGTATTATATAATCCGATAGCAGTTATATATGTTTTAGGATCTGTAAACATATCTGCATGACGTAAATCACCTAATGTTCCTGTTACAAATGTTGGGTTATTTGAAAAGTTATAATCTGAGTTTTTAGCCCGTACAAAATAATGTGTAGATTTTACCTTTTCTGCGCCTCTACCTTGAAAACCTAAATAGTCACCAGTGCCGTCATCAAATTTTGCTGAACCTGAAATTGCTTTATACAATTTATATGCGTTATCGCCATTTGTTTCACGTGCGGTCACTGTTGCAAAGGATGCGCTTTGGTCTAATTTAACACCGTCTAATACAATTATACCTTTGCGTTTAAAAAGTAAACCGTATACATGAGGATTCGATGCATTATAAACACCGTCTTCAATTGTACCAGAGACGATATTATAAACTTCACCTGATTGTTTTATTGTAGCAGGATTTATTTTAGAGTCGTCGATCAATCTTATTACTCTTGCTTGCTTGGCGGGTAGTATACCATTACCTATTAATTTTACATTACTACCGGTATGTGCTTGTGGTAAACCACCACCAGCAATAAATTTAGATCCTGAAAGTGCTGCAATATTCAGTTCAAGATTTCCTTCATCTAAATATTCACGCATTCTTGCACGATTTACATTTATTGCATATATCGAATTTGTTGCTGTACCACCAATTACAAATCTTTCCTCGTTAGGATTCAAACATAATAATCGATATTGTCCGTAAATTGCACGTGACGGTGTATCTTCGATTTGACCGCCTTCATCAACTGAACCCGATCCTAATTTATGACCGTATGCAACACTAAACTGTGGTTCTGAAGAGCATCCTGCTGCAGATGAACTGTTATATATTTCGTAGTAATAACGTTTTTGTGTATTTGTTTGTGCAGAACTTGTAAAAAACGTTAACAAATTACCTACATTATTTGACCATAACGCCCGTGTAACAACTTCTTGTTGATTCGGTACTATATCGTCGATTGCGAATTGTGAATAAATTTTACCAGAACCTAAACCAGGTACTTGAGGGCCACCACCAGCAGGAGTATTATTTGTGCCACCACCTCCGCCAGTTGGAGTTCCACCAAAACCACCGCCAGTGCCTGTTCCAATACCGGTGCCTAAGCCTGTACCTGTTCCTGTTGGTGTACCGCCGCCTCCTGTACGATCCGGTCCACCATTCGTTCCAGTGCCAGTACCAATAGCTGTTCCACCACCGCCAACCGGTGAAGGTGGTACCGGTGTAATTGTTAACATGTAAGCAACATCTTGTTCAGATAATACATAAGGTACACCATTCTGATCTTGGAACGCTTCAACATATTTTCCAGTGTTACCCACTGCAAATTTTATTGCGGTAAAGTTTGCTAAAAGATATGTCGAATTGAATGATGTTGGTGTAAGTGTATAACCTGCCGCACGTATCGCGTCAAGTTGACTTTGATCTAATAGTAAACCAGGACTTCTGACGGGAGATACTGGATTTCCGAATTTATCAACGCCCGGAGTTCTCTGTCCACCACCGCCAAATGTATTAAAAGATATTGCCATATTGTATGTCTCGTTTTATTAGTTTGTAAGACTACCTCTATTTGAGGTCGTTTCTTTTTGTACAGTTATATTAATAACAGTTTGACCGCCAGTCTCGTTTCCGTAAATTGTAAGAGTAGTTGTCTTGTCGACAATAGGTGCTTCTCTTCCTACAATTCTGAAAGACTTACCTGCAAGTGATACTGATTGTCCTGGTTCCAATAATGCTAAAGGTGGAGTAGTGAAATTTGTTGTTGCTGCCGATGCTTCTACTACCTCTAAACTTACTACATCACTATCGGCAAGAATTGCAGTGTATCCATAAGTTGTATTTCCGTCACGATAGTTAATCGTACTTGGGATAATTGTATCCTGTTGACCAGCTAATAATGTTATCGAATTATTCGGTACAGTCACCACTGGAATACGAACTGTATTTTTCGGTAAAGTTACCAACTTATATCGCATAACTTGCGTCTCATCAGGAACTGCTTCAGTAATGGGCATCGCTTCGATAACTGCACCATAATATGCAGAACCTAATGGATGGTCAGGATTCCATAAAGTATAATCGATCTCATCATCTGCTAATGCATAATGTGTTATGTTGAATTCGTTTTGACCTTTTGCTAATAATTCACGACCTTTTCTTGTCAGGATCGCATCTACAACAATTGAAGAGTTATTTAGATATCCCATATTTTCCTACTTACTTTTTATTCAATTTTTTAATTTCAGATTCAACAACCAATCGAATCGCTTTTCGTAACCGTATCATCTTGTTATTATAGGTATTTGCGGACTTTGATATTCCCTCGTTTTTCGCCTTGTAGTTATTGTCTACATAATCGAAAAACTTCTTTTTCTCTTCATCTGTTTTAAGATCGGCAGGTGAATTTATGTTAAACTTTTCCAATGCCGATTTGAAAAACTTTTCGTAATCTTTATCCATTATATTTCCTTATGATTTCACTTTCTTATAAATATCATTATATACACAATTTTAACATCATTCTAAACGTAAATTACCTTCAGCACCTCTATCACCCAATGTTAAATTATTTGGACTTGTAACTTGAATAACAACAACAGGTCCGCCATCAACTGTATTTGGTGAATCGATATTGATTCCTGGTCCTGATAGTTTACTACCTGCAAATCTTGAATTATTTTGAGATGAACATTCGTCGATTTGGTAGTACCAATTTTCTAATACACAACCCTCACGAACATGTGATCGATCACCTAATTCGTATGCACGTTTTGCCCACCCTTCTTGCCAAGGTGTTAGATACGGATGAATTTCTGCTGTATATAAAAATATACCTTCACGAGTTGCAGGGAATGTCTCAAAAATATTTCCTGCTC